GAACTGACCACGGAGCGCTCCGCGCTCGAGGCCGCCATCAAGAAGGACGAAGAGCGCCGGGCCACCGTCGCCACCCTGGCCGCCAAGCCGGGAGCCCTGGAGGACGGTGACGGGGCCACCCGTACCGCCCCCCAGGTCATCGTCCGTCGGGACCCGTTCGCGGTCCTCGAGGACCGCAACCTCCGGGGCACCGCGCTCCGCAAGGCCCTGGTGGACGGCAACCTCCGCGCCATCGAGGGCCGGGACCTTGGCGGTTCCGACAACGAAGCGCACTTTGAGCGCATCCTGAAGCGCCACGCGGAGGACACCGCCTGGGCGTCCAACATCCTGGCCCGCTCCCGCGCGGAGTATGAAACCGGGTTCGCCAAGATGATGATGGGACGCGGTGACCTCCTGGAGCCGGAGGAGCGCGCGGCCATGGCCGTGGGCACCGCCGCCAACGGCGGCACGCTGGTCCCCACGCACCTGGACCCCACGCTGATCGTGACCAATGCGGGCACGTCCAACGTGATCCGGTCCATCTCCCGGGTGGTCACCCTGACCACGGGCAACGTGTGGCACGGCGCGACGACCGCCGGCGTGACCGCGTCCTGGGACGGGGAACTCACGGAGGTCAGTGACGACTCCCCGACCGTGGGCGCGGTGGCTGTGCCCACGGGCAAGGCCCAGGCCCTGGCCCAGGCGTCCATCGAGGCGTTCCAGGACATCAGCGGACTGTCCAGCGATGTCCTCATGCTGTTCGCGGACGCCCGTGACCGCCTCGAGGGAGCGGCCCACGCACAGGGCACCGGCACGGCCCCCCAGCCCAAGGGCATCTTCACCGCGGTGGGCGCGTCCACGTCCCTCGCTGTGACCTCCGCCGCGGGTGGCGCCATCTCGCTGGCCGATGTCCACGCCCTCTACCGGTCCGTTCCGGTCCGCTGGCGCGGCAAGGGCACGTGGCTGATGAACCCCACCTTCAGCCTGGCCATCAAGGCCCTGGGCACCGCGCTGAGCGCCAGCTACAGCACGGACATCACCCAGGCGCCCACGTCCTACCTCCTGGGCCGGCCCGTGGTGGAGTCGGATGACGCGCCGTTCACCTTCGGCACCACCGCCGGGGATGACAAGGCGGTCCTGTACGGCGACTTCAGTAACTACCTGATCGTGGACATGCCGGGTGGCTTCTCCGTGGAGTTCATCCCGCACATGTTCAACACGACCACGAACCTCCCGGACGGGCGTCGTGCCTGGTACGCGTACTGGAGGTCCGGCGCGGACGCGGTGAACTTGGCCGCGTTCCGCCTCCTGACGGTCTGATCCGTCCCCAAATCCACCCCAGGCGGCCCCGGTCACACCCGCCTGGGGTGTCGTCATGCCAGAGACCCGGCCCGTGTGGGAGCCGGGTCTCTGGCATACCTCCCACACAGCATTGAAGGAGTTCCGCCATGCCGTACCGCGTTCGCGACGTGAACCAGGTCAACCCCCAGGCCCTCCGGGACCCGGACACCGGGATGTTCAACGTTCCGGACCCCCGCGCCCAGTACGAAGATGACCACCCGCTGGTCAAGGCCCACCCGTCCTACTTCATCAAGGAGGGTGAGGAGGAGGCCCCGGCCCCGGAGTCAGTGCGAATCGCTGACGTCGTGGAACAGGCCACCCGTGCCCCGGGTGAGAAGCGCCGCGGACCGGGCCGACCCAAGGGCTCCACCACCGCCAAGAACCCAGGCGCGTGAAGCGCGGGACCGTGGCGGTGGGCTACCTGGATGCTGGCCAGTGGTCCGCCAGTTTCGGACTCAGTTACCGGGACCTGTGCCTGTATGACGCGGCCTCCTCCCAGCGCATCATCCGGGAGGGCGGGACCGAACTACGGCGGATGTGCGGCGCCGCAGGCATCGCGGAGGGCCGCAACGATGTGGCCAAGGCGTTCCTGGACAACACGGACGCGGAGTGGCTGTGGTTCGTGGACACGGACATGTCATTTGCCGCGGACACCGTGGACCGGCTGGTGGCCGCCGCGGACCGCTACTCCGCCCCCGTGGTGGGCGGTCTGTGTTTTGCCCAGCGGAAAATCGGCCAGGGTACCCAGGCGGACATGTACGCCCCAACGTTCGGGATCATCCCCACGTGTTACGCCTACCGGGAGACGGACACGGAGGTGGGGTTCCTGCCCATGAAGGACTACGGGCGGGACCAGTTGATCCAGGTAGCCGGGACGGGCGGAGCGTGTCTCCTGATCCATCGGGACGCCCTGGCCAAGGTCCGAACCCAGTACGGCGGGGACTGCTGGTTTGACCCGATCACCCACCCGGCGGGGTTCCGCGGGGAGCGCCGTGTCTTCTCCGAAGACCTGTCTTTCTGTGTCCGGCTGGCCGCGGTGGGCATCCCGCTCCACGTGGACACCCGGGTGAAGACCGGACACGAAAAGGGCGGCATCTACCTCACTGAAGAGGCATTTGACCGACATATGGCACTGGCCGCGCTGGAGAAGGAACTAACGGCATCGGTGGAGGTGACCGGCCTTGGCGATCGGGGACCCGTACGCGCTGCTGGAAGAGCTTAAGGACACGCTGAAAATCCCGGACGGGGTGGACGACGTCCAGTTGGAGCTGGCGCTGGCCGCCATCTCCCGGGACATCGAGCTGTATTGCAAGCGCCAGTTCAACCAGGCCACCACCGCGTCCGCCAGGGTCTTCTCCCCCCGGCGGGCCGGCTACCTGGACGTGGACGACTTCCACACGGACACGGACCTGGTGGTGGCGGTTGACTCCGCGGGGGACGACACGTTTTCCACGGTGCTGGACCCAGCTATGTATCGGCTGGAGCCCCGGGACGGCATCGTGCGCGGGGTGGAGGGCTGGCCGTTCTACCGGCTCCGCTTCCCTTCCCATCACGCCCAGTTCACCCGCCACCCGCTCTATCCGTCCCACCGGGCGGAGGTCCAGGTGACCGCCCAGTGGGGCTGGGCCGCCGTGCCAGATGGGGTTCACCAGGCGTGTCTCCTCCTGGCATCGGAGCTGTTCAAGCTGAAGGACGCGCCTTTTGGTGTGGCCGCATACGGGGATTACGGCCCTGTCCGGGTCCGCCAGAACCCCATGGCGTGCGCACTCCTCCACCCGTACCGGGTGGACCCGGTCATGGTGGGCTGACCCATGGCCCCCACCATCGCGGACATCATGCGTGGCATAGAGAACGCCCTGAAGACCATCCCCGGTCTCCGGGTGGGCTCCGATGGCTCCCCGGACCAGATCAATCCGCCGGCGGCCATCGTGGGCATTCCGCCCGTTCCGAACTACCACCAGGCCATGCGCCGGGGCACGGTCGAACTGTCCCCCACTGTGCTGATCCTGATCTCCGCCGCGGTGTCCCGAACCGGCCAGATGGCCCTGGCGGAGTATGCCAACCCCACCGGGGCCTCCTCCGTAGTCGCGGCGATCGAGGCGGACAAGACCCTGGGCGGTCTCCCCGTGCAGGCGGTGGTCCGGTCCTTCAGGCCCTTGGGGCTGGAAGAGGTCGGAGAGGTCAACTACTTCGGGGGCCTGTTCACGCTCACGGTCAATGTGGACTACGACGACGCATAGAGAAGGAGCACGTGATGGAGACCTACCGCGTGACCGGCCCTTTTCGGGTGGCCGGCACGGATCCGGGCGGGACGGTGGAGCTGGACCCGGAACGGGTCAACATCCCCGCCCTGATCGAGTCCGGCGCCGTGGAACCAGTCAAGGTCAAGGCCGCCAAGCCCGTGGCTGACAAGCCCGCCGGGGGTGACAAGTAATGGCCACCCTGGTCCTCACCGACGTAACCACCTGGGTCAATGGTTACGACATGACCACGGACCTGAACAAGATGACCCTTCGGGCGGAGGTGGACGACAAGGACGCCACCACGTTCGGGTCCGGTGGCTGGCGCAAGCATCAGGGCGGCCTGAAGGACGTCAGCGCGGAGTACGGCGGGTTGTACCAGGCCGGTGACGACCTGATCGATGACCAGGCGTTCAGCAACCTGGGCGTGTCTGACCAGATCATGACGGTGTCCCCGGACGGGCTGGCCGGTAGCCCGGCGTTCTTCTTCCGCGGCGCCACCTTCAGCTATGAGGCCCTGGACGCGGTTGGGGAGCTGGCCCCGTTCAACCTCTCCGCCAAGGCGACCAACCAGGAGGGCCTGGTCCGCGGCCAGGTGGCCAAGGCCAAGGGCACGCACAGTGCCACGGGCGTGGTCGGTTCCGCGGTCAATCTGGGGGCTGTGCCGTCCGGTCAGTTCTTGTACGCCGCGGTCCATGTTTTCACCGCCGGGACCACCATCACGTTGAAGATCGAGAGTGACACCACGTCGGGGTTCGCCTCCGCCGCGGACGTCGGTTCCCCGCTGTCCGCGATCACCACGGAGGGCGGGACCTGGGTCACCCGGGTGGCCGGCCCCATCACAGACACGTGGTTCCGGGTCAACGCCACCGCGTGCACCGGGAGCTTCACTCTGGCCGCCGTGATCGGCATCGGTTCGTAACTCCCAGCCCAACTCCCAGAACCTCCCAGGACTGGGACCAGCTCCACCTCTGGCCGCCGTGGGCGGCCTTTCGCATTTAAGGAGAACCCGCCCATGGCCACCATCGTCCTGACGGACGCCAACATCACGATCAACAGCGTGGACCTGTCCACGCGCATCACCAAGGTCACCATCAGGGCCGAGGTGGACGAACAGGAGAACACCGCGTTCGGGAGCACCTGGCGGACCCGGCAGGGCGGCCTGAAAGACGGATCGATCGAGCTGGAGTTCAACCAGGACTACGCGGCATCGAACGTTGACGCCACGATCTGGCCGCTTCTGGGCACGAACACCACGATCGTGATCAAGCCCACCTCCGGCTCCGTCTCCGCCACGAACCCCTCCTACACCGCGTCGGTGTTGGTCCGCGAGTACAGCCCGGTGGACGGCTCCGTGGGGGATCTGAACAAGACCTCCGTGAGCTGGCCCACGAACGGCGCGGTGGTCAGGGCCACCACCTGATCAACTCGTTAGGAGTCCGCCATGGCGATGTCCGCGGAGCTGGACAAGCTGATCGCTGATTTCCGGGCCATGCCCCTGGACACCCGCCGGCGGCTCCGAACGGACATTCAGAAGGTCGGAAAACCGGTCCTGGACCAGGTCAGGCACAACGCCTCCTGGTCCAGCCGGATCCCCGGCGCCACCCGGATGAAGGTCGGTTACGGCAAGCGCCGCGGAGGCGTCACCATCGTGACCTCCGCCAAGCGAGCCCCGCACGCCCGGCCTTACGAGCACGACGGGGTCCCGGGCACGTTCCGGCACCCGTACAACCGGCCAGCCGCGCGCCGGCCCCGAACCTGGGTGAACAACCCTGCACGGCCCTTCTTCTACCAGGCGATTTCGGAGAAGTCGTCCGAGGTGGAAGACCAGTTCCGGGAACTGATCATGCGGGTCTCCCGCGACAACGGATGGAAGTGACCCCATCACCATGGCTTTGAACACGGACCGGCTATCGGGCCGGGCACTCCCCACGGACACGTACTGGATCCGGGTGGACGACCCCACGCAGGCGGGGGAGGCCCTGGCGGAGGCCCGGGAAAACTTCCGGACCAAGCTCCTGATCGACGCCCCGGAGGACGCGATCACAGAGGCCCGGGAGGCGGTCAAGGCCGCGGAGGCCGCCCTGAAGGCGTGCTACGAACCCATCGTGGTGACCGCGCTTCCCCCGGACGATTTCGAGGCCCTGGTGGGCAAGCACAAGCCCCGCCCGGACACCGATGACGACGCCTGGGACACCACGACGTTCCCCAAGGCGTGCTTCTTCGCATGCGCGCCCAAGGAGTGGGACACCGCCGGGTGGGAGGGGTTCCTGACCACACTGTCCGCCGCGGAGCGGGACTCCCTGTTCATGACCGCGGTCCGGGTGAACGCCCGGGTGCTGGACCCGACGCTCCCAAAAGACTGGAACGGGATCCTGGACTAGAGCTGGAACTGGACGTCGCGCTGGCGTACCAGATCCCGCATTCACAGTTCCTGGCCTG